CGGCACAGGGCCAGAATGTCATTGATCCGCTGGCGCTCCTCCGCCACGGCCCGCTGTGCGCTCTCCTCGCTGGTGGCGCCGTGCGTCCCGGCAGGGGGAGGGGTGGGGGTGTTCACGGGGTCCTGGCCGCCCGCGCTGCGCTGGCCGCCGGCAGGCTCCCCGCCTCCCTGGTCGTCCGGCTCCGCGTCGATCTTGCGCTGGAGATCGTCATACTCCGCCTGTTCCTCCGCCGTCAGGCCCCGCCCGGCGGCGCGGGCAGCGTCCACAATGGCCTGCTGCCGCTCGATCCACTTTTTCTTGTTTTTCATGCTCTTACCTCCAATACCTGTTTTTGTTGATCTGGATTTGCCTCTCATACAGGGATAGATCCGGCGGCCCGTTATCGGACCGGCCCACGCCCACGGTTGCGTCCGCAGGCACGGAAACAATGGAAATTTCCAGCACCGTCCATTTCCGGGCGATTTGACACGGTCCGGTGAAACGTCCGTCCGCAGACACGGCCCCGGCCTTGACCTCCTCCCAGGCGTCCACAGCGTAGCGCACGGACGTGGTTTTCAGGGTTCCGGTCTTGACCTTGCCGAAAATCTTTTCGGCGTCGTCGTCGCTGTCGAACTCAATTTCTGCCATGCCCCGGTTGTTCTCCACCCAGGCCCGGATCACCCTGCCCACCACTCTGTCCACGTCATGGTTGAACAGGACCACGCCCACCGTGTTCATGCGGGACAGGTCCACAGCGCCAGGGCCGTGGTCCAGGATCTCCATGCCGAAATAACGCCGGTATGGCTCCTCACTGGAAAAGCTAACTGTCCTCCGCCGGCTGTTCTCCGCCTCCGCCGGGCTGTTCGCCTCCCTGGTCAGGATTTCCCCCATGCTCCGGGTCGTCTGGTTCTTTTCCTCCTCCGGCGCCGCTCTGCTGGGCTGCTGTCGTTCCAGTTCCAAAAATTACACCTCCCATATCAATTCCTTTTTTGCGGCCATACTCCAGGACCTCCGCCAGTTCGTCCACGGCCTCTTTCCAGTCCTTGCCCTTTTCGGCCTGGAGGTCCTGGAAAGTCTTTTGGCCGCTTTGCAGGGCGATCTTGTCCGCGCTTGCCTCTTTCGCCGGGTCGATCCACTTTTTCGGTGCCTTGACCCAGGAATGATCCATATAGTCCTCTTTGCGCTCCCAAAAATCTGGCACAGAAAACAGGCCAGACAGCACCCCCGAAATTAGAAAGTTTTCGTACACCTCGGACATGAACGCGGTTAAAAGTTCGATTTCCTCCGTGTATGTGTTTTCATCCTCCAGGGCATTTTGACGGGCGGACGAATAGGTGGCCCCGCTCATGTCGCGGCTTACCGCCTCATAGGAAAGGCCCTGTCCCGCTCCAATTAGGCCCTGCTGTGTTTTCAGGAACGCGGTGGCGTCGGTGGCCGCCCCTTTGGGATCCACCACCTCCACGTCGTCCCCGGCCCCCAGTTCCATGATCATGCCGGGCGTCATTTTCTTGCCGGAATAGTCCACCTGTCCGCCCTTGCTGTTCCAGTTACTCCGCCCGGTGCCTCCGCTCGGCATGGTCTTTTTGATCACCAGTCCCACCAGGGCGGCGATCCGTTCCTTGATGGCCACGGCGGTGATAAATTCGTTTGTGTCCCGCACTCTGGTGATTGTCGGGGACATATCGGACATTTCCCGCAGTTGGCTTGGGCGGTGTTTGCTCTTGTAGAAAAACACGTCCTTTGCCTCGATGTATGCAGGCTCCGCCAGCTGCCAGCCCTCTATGTCATACTGGCGGATCCAGTAGCCCACAGGGCGGCGATATTGGTTATACTCAATTCCGCCCACCACCCTGTTTCCCTGGTAGCGCGGCGTTGCCTGGGTCTTGTCCAGTTCGTCCACTTCCAGGCATTGAAGTTTGAACGGGACCACACCGCCGGGGGTGTAACGGTACAGGACGATCATGCCGCCGTCCACCTTTTTCCGCTCTACCATCATCCGCAGAATTTCATTGAAAGACTGTTCCCCGGTCACGTCGCAGTTTCTGGCCTTGCACCAGCGTTTCCACGCTTTTTCGATCTGTTTATCCAGGCTGTCGTTTCCGGTTGCGGCCCGCAGGGTATAGCCCTTGCCCACCACGTTGCGCTTGTAGGCGTGGAGAACGGCCTGGGCTATATCGCTGTTTCGCTCCAGGTCCCGCGCCCGTGCCCGCACAATGTCCCGGCTGTATTTGTCGGTTGCCTCCGCGCTTTCGTTTGTGACCCGCCACCCGGAATTGATCCGGCCATTTCCGGCGGCGTCATAGCCCCGCAGTTCCTCCAGCCCTTGCCGCCACATTTCCCGCTCATAGGCCCGGCGCGGGGACACGGCGGCGATCACGTTATCAAACCAGCCCACGCCGATCACCTCCCATCGAAAAACGCCACATAGGTCCGCCCCAGCAGGCTGCCGCTTTCCTCATTGGCCAGTTGTGCCTCCAGGTCGTCCCGCATGGACTTTAACATGGCCAGGTCCGCACGGGTCAGGGACCGGCTGCCGATCTTGTATGACTGGCCACCACACAGCACGGTGGTGATGGCGGTATTTACCTGGGCCAGCATTTCCGCTGCCGTCATTTTCGTTTCGTCCATGGTTCCCTCCGCTTAAATCCACTCGCCGCTTTGGCGGATCCAATTTTCCTCCGGGGCCGTTTCCTGCCTTGGCGTCTGGTCCGCCTTTTCCTGCGGTTTCTCCGCCGTGCCCTCCTGGTTCTGGAGGAACAGGGACCGGACCTCCAGCACGTCCGCCGCCGCTGCCGCGTACACCTCACAGTCCAGGTAATGGTTGGCCGCGTGGGAGGCTTTCAGCGCCCACCGCTGGACCACCTTTCCCTTGGACCGCTCCGTGATCTTATGCTCCGCCGTGACCTGTTCCGCATACTCCAGATCACAGTCTTTGTGTACCATCCAGGCGCCCCGCCCGTTTGGTTTCCTCATTCTGGAGGCGATCATGTCCTTGTATTTTCCGCCGTCCACCAGGACCAGCTGCATACCGTTGGCGCGGCTCCCGGCCTTGTCCACGGTGGAAATTCTATAATGCCCCTGCATGGTTGGGACGCCCTTACAGGCCCGCACCCACTCCGCATTGATCAGGCAAAATTCATATACCGCGTCTGTCTGGTCGCCGCTGTCCATTAGTGCTAATTCCACCATCATTTTTTCCCCGGACGGCATGGAAAAGCTGGTATTCATAACCCGCTCCACCTCCGACATGGAAAGGGCCTGGCCGTGTGCCACGTTTTGGCTGGTCATAAAATCGCCCCAGGCCCGGATCGTCCAGTACAGACAATTCTCCTGCACGTCGATCCCGCCGGTCAGCAGCTTGGTCCACTCTGGCAGTTCCCAGGCGGGCACCTCGGTCTGTCGCTCCATGACCAGATCCGCGTTGGTTTTCAGGGCCGTGTCCTCCCACGGCTCCGCCAGCCAGCTGTTGGTGAAGTTCTGCAGTAGTTCCGGGTCGTCCTTGCTCCGCATGAACTCCCGCGCTATATCGGAAAAGCGGGTAAAGGGGGAGTATAGCGTATTCATCCAGAACGCCACACTTTTGGCGGTCCCGCCCCGCTGCCGTACTGGCCGCCACTGTCCGGCCTCCAGCATTTTCCCCTTGTCCTGGTCTGTGATCACGCCCCCACACGCCTGGCACACATAGAACGCCATTTCCGCCCGCTCCGCGTTGTCCGGCACGTCGTCCTTGCTGGGCCACTTGATTTGTGCAAATTTCAGTTCTATGTACTCCCCACAATGGGGGCAGGGGACGAAATAGTGTTTTTCCATGTCCGCCCGTTCCAGCGCCCGCCATATATGGCCGCTTTTCAGTGTCGGTGTGGAGGCCATGAAAATTTTTCTGTTGAAAAACGTCTTTGTTCGCTCCCTGGCCAGGGAAACGGGGTCCGCCTCCCGCTTTGACGCACCTGGGAACTTGTCCACTTCATCCAGAAATAGGTTTCGGATCGGCTTGCTGGATAGGTCCGCCGGGCTGTTTGCGCCGGTCAGGTATAGAAACATATCCCGGAATTTCAGCTGTAATTTTTTGCTTTCCGTTTCCCGGAACTTGCCCGCTATATCCGGGCAGGCTTTGAACATGGGCACCAGGCGGGTTTCCGCCGTTGTTTCCGCCAGGTCGTCCGATGGATAGACCACCATGGTGGGGGCCGGTTCCTGGTCCACCAGGGTGCCGATCATGTTTTCCATGGCTGTGGTGCCGCCCACCTGGGTGGGCTTGACGAATATAATTTCCTCGATCACGTCGTCAGAAAATGCGTCCATGATCTCCACCAGGTAGGGGGTCACGCTGTTGCGCCACGGCCCCGGCATGGCTCCGCCGGTCAGGGTCCGCTTTTTTTCCGCCCACTGGGAAACGGTCAGCCGCTCCGTCGGGCGCAGGACTTGAATGGCCCGATATATCCAGCTTGGCACCGTGTAGGGCTTTATTTTTTGCCGCCGTTTCATGTTTCCTCCTGGCGCTGTTCCATAGCGGCGTCCGAAAATGCTGTCAGCATGGTTTCAAGTTCTTTCCTCATTGCCTTTTCCATGGTCCGTATGGTCAGCGCGTCCGCATAACCGGCCATGGTGCCCACCGTGCGGGGCGGGATATTCATGGCAAACTTTTTGAACATGGCCATAAACTCCGCCAGTTCCTCCGCCGCCTGGTCCGCCGGTATGTATTTCCCCTCTGCTATGGCCGTTTTCAGCTTGTGGAGCTGCCCCTGGCTTTCTTTCAGTTCCACCTCTGCCTCCAGCTTTTTCAGGGCCAATTCCTCCGCCCGGCCCCGCTCCCCGGTTTCCTGGGCCTTTTGCTCGATGTGGGCAATATACCGCTGGATCGTTTCGCAGGTCCGGTATTTCCGCGCCCCGCCGCCGGGCGGGATCTCGGTTTCCAGCACCCCGTCCTGGGTCAGCTGCTGGACCCTGCGGCACCCCTTAAAGCCCAGCATTTGGGCGATCACTCCCGTGCTGGACCACTCCGGCACGGTCCCGGTCAGGACCGCCGGCTTTTCCGCTTTTGGCTTTTTCGGCGCCGCTTTTTTCACGGCTGTTTTCTTCTGCTCCGCCACTGGAGGCGGCCCCCTTTCCCGCCCCGGCGGTGGAGGTCCGCCGGTTTCGTTTTTTCCTCCCGCGTCCGTTTCGCATTTTGACCCGCTCCGGCCCGCTCGGTTATCCCCCCCTTTAGGGGGGATAAATTCCGGCGGCGTTTTTGCTATGCGTAACGTAACAGGCCCAAAAATTTTTTGTTTCATGGGCAAAAATACCGGGCTTTCATTGCCCCGCGTTGGTTTTGCCTCCAGGGAGGACCCACGCAGGGGGTGGCCGCCGATCTCGCGGACCTGCTGGCCAGCGGCCCGGCCTCCCACCATGCTCATGGATGGCGGCGGGGTGAAAGGATAAAGCCCCCGCCGCGCACCCTCCACACCCATGGAGTGAAAAGCAGCGGGGCCACCAGGTTTCTGTCCCCTGGCGGCCCCTGTATTCCTTGCGGCTTTTCATGCTATCAATATAGCACAGGCAATAGTCCAAAAGCGTCCACACTTTTCAGCCCGGCCATTTTATTTCTTTGCCCCTCTGTTCCTGTCCTTAAAATCCCCCAGCAGTTTCCCGCTTTGCTCATTCCTGGCCAGCATATCCAGGGCCGCATTGTAGTAATTAAAAACCGCTGACCGGCTCATATAGACCGCCCCGGCGATCTGCTCCCATGACTTACAGTCTATGTGTCGCATTTCCACCACGGTCCGCTCCATGGACCCTATGGGCAGTAGGTCTATTAAGTCCATGACGTTCTGGGCGGCCTTGGCCATTTCCGCCTGCTGGGCCTCGATCCGCTCCTCCACGTCCGCGATCTGAAAGACAAGGGCGCCCGCCCCGTCCGGGTGTACCGGCTTGGCGGATGGCATGGCCCGGAACGCCGGGGCGGTGGATGGCCCCCGCAGTTCTGCGGATAGTGTGCGGCGGCGCTCCTCCAAAATCTGCTTTTTCTGTTTTGCCGCGTGATATTGCTGCAGGTAGCGTTTCACCGCCTCCCGCTCCAGCTTTGCCCCCGTTGTCTTTCTGCCCATGGTTACACCTCGGTTATGTCAATTCCCAGCTTGTCCTTTAGCATTTTTCGCTTTAGCAAATATTCCTTTGTCCGCGTGGGGCGGCTTTTCACGTCCTCCACCACCAGATCCCAGGGAAGTCCCAATTTATCGGACCATTCCACTGGGTTGTCCGCATATATTGCCCACCTTTTTGCCGGCGGTGTCCGGTATGTAAAATCCGCCCTGTACCGGATGGCCCGCCACCGGCGGCCCTCGGTGTCCGTGTATGCCTCTTGCAAAGTAAAATCTACCTGCAGGCGCAGGTCCCGAATTTGCCCGGCCTGTTCCAGCGCGATCAGGTGATCATAGCGCCGTGCCTCTTTTTGGCTGTCGAAGTGGAGGACGGCCCCGGACGGCGTGACCCGCTCGGTTGGGCTGTTGTGGTATTTGCTGGCCTTTTGCGGCCCATCAGCGGCAGGGGAGGAGGGAGGCCCCCGCCGTTTCTGCTGGGCCATGTATTTCTGGAGCGCCTGGGCCTGATATTTTGGCGGCAGGTCTTTCACGTCAATGGCCACCGCCTACACCTCCGCCGCCGCGTCCGGGATCTCCACATACCGCCACGACATTGGCGGGGTGTTCAGGCCGAACTCTGCCAGCGGGCTGGGTGTGTCATATTTCTGCGGGTTCTCCACCAGCCACCCGTAAAGGCTCCCGCCCTTGGCATAGGTCCGCAGGTCCTCCAGCTTGACCCCGGACCGCTCCACCAGCATTTCCAGCAGGTTGGTTTTGATCCATCCCGGACAGGTAAATTGTCCTTGCACCGCTCCGGTCCCGCTGACATACACCAGCACGGTCAGCGGCCAGCGGAACACTCGCCCGTCTTTACTTTGCGGGGCGGACTTGCGGATCTCCAGCCCCTTTTCCCCGGACAGGATTTTCTCCCACCATTCCTGTTTCACGCTTGCAAGTACGGCTTTCACTCCGCTGCCTCCTCTCCGCCCGGCGCTTTCTTGTTCTGGTTGAACAGGACGGCACCAATGTATGCCTGGATCAGTTTCATGGCCTCCTCCGGCGTGGCCCCGGCCCCTATGGCGGACCGGTAGAAGATCAGCGCCATTTCCGCCGTCATTCCCAGGGCGTTCCGCAGTTGCTCCAGTTTCTTTTCCTTGTCCACGGCTCACACCTCCCACGGGAACGCGGACGCGGGGAGGTCCGGGAAATACTCCCGCAGATTGCCCTTGTAGAACACGGGGATCTCATTCTCCGCGCAAAAGGCCGTGATCTGGTCCACCCACTCCCGGCGGGGGATCACCTTGTCCTTGCGGTTCCCGGTTTCTGCCCCCAGGATCACCCACTGGGGCAGGCCCTCCGCGTCCTCCATGGGGACCGGCTCCAGCAGCGGCTCCATGCTCCAAAACGTGTTGATGTTCACCCGCGGCATGGGGTACATGGCCACCGCGTCCCTGTTCGCCACCGTGGACCCATACCAGAAATTTTCCCTGTGGGGGAGGAGGGCCAGGTGGTCCAGTTCCAGGTAGCGGGCCGGGTTCTTGGTCAGAAACAGGTAACGGTGCTGCGGTGCCCGCAGGCAGGCGTCGATCACCTGGGCGATCCAGGAAGTTGGCACCCACTTCCCGAACAGGTCAGACATGGAACACACAAAAACGGTCTGCGGCTCCTCCACGCGCTCCGGCTGGTTCAGGCGGTAGCGGTGCAGGGTAGGCTCGAAACCGTAGGGGTAGGGGGTGGCTTTGATCTTCTTCTCCAGAACATGGAGGCCACCAGGCAGCGGGGCGGGATCCTCCAGCCCCTTGTCGAAACGGTGGGCGGTCCGCCTGGCGTAGCAGTATGGGCACCCATGACGGCACCCTGTCAACGGGTTCCATGACGCGCTGGCCCAGTCAATTTTTGTCTTGTTCATCTTGTGATCTCCTTTCTGTTTTCCGGGGGCATCTGGTTCGTCCCCAAACTTTACACATTTACAAGGCCATAAAAAGCTGAACTTACATTCAGCCCGATCCCGCCTTTTTCCGCCGGGTCCGCTTTACGGGTTCCGGCTGCCGCACATACTTATAATATAGGTATCCGTATTTGGTGGCCTTGCTCTCCACGAATATGTAACCCTTTGGCGGGCGCGGCGGCTTATTCTCTGTATAGTTCCGTTTCACCAGGGTGGAGGGTTCCCGCTCCGGCTTGTCCAGCTTTCCGGCCTTTTTCCAGCGGTGCCCGCCCTGTTCCGGTGTCCAGTGGTCAAAAAGATAATTCGCCAGGCCGGTGTAGTCCTGGCCGTGGTCTATACCATTATAATAATTGTGGGCTTTCAGATTTTCGATCCGCACGATCTCACCCATGCCCCACAGCTTTGTGATCATGTCCTCCGGTATGCCCTCGGAAACCATGTGGAAATGGATCCGGTGGGTTCCCTTGCCGCGTCCCATATAGATCAGGATCTTGGCGTTTGGGAAATGGTACATTAGGCGGCGGGTGAAGTTGTCCCGTATGCGGCGGGCCTCCTGGAATGTGTGGACCTCATATTCATTATTAAATGTTAGAGTGCTATATAGGGAGGTAGGACCAAAATTAGCGTTGAACAGGCGGGCGTGGTTCCGGCGGGAAATTCCGATCCGGTGCTGTGCCCGCTCCTCCTCGGTCTTAAACCTTGGCCGTGGCTCCGCCTTTCTTATGTCCCGCACACGGTCCGGGACGTTGAAAACGATTTGCTCACACACGGCCCCCGAAAAAAGCCGCGTTTTCACTCTCTGCATATCCGCCCCGCCTTTTCCGTCGTGGTAGGCTCTGCCCCGGCGGCATTATTCGCCGCCGGGGTCCTCTTTCCATTCTTTTACAATGCAATCACGGCACATATAGGGGGCCTGGCAGTATTCGCAAAGGTCCAGCCCATCCTCCGCCGCTCCCCGGACCATGGCCGCCAGGTCCGGCACGTTGATCTTGCGGTTTGGGTGGATCAGTTCCAGCACCCTGGGCAGGTAGTGGCCCGCCTGCCAGTCCCCGAAAACCTCCACCGGTCCGTCCGGCTCCATGGTGTCCGGGTTCAGCGGCACAATGGCCACACAGCTGCCCGCCGGGTCAACCTCAAATTTTGCCGGGGTTTCACTTACCACGTTTCCGTCCCGGTCCGTCTGCCGGCGGCCCAGGGTGCAGTTTCCCACCCCTATGCTGATTATTCCCACGCTTTACTCCGCCTCCAATTCATCCAATTTTCCAGACAGGACCAGGGCCACCGCCTCGCACAAAATCCCCATTTTCACCCGCTCCAGGTTGTCCCAGCTTAGATCCTTTCCTCCACATTGCCCCGCTGTCTTTTGTGTGGCCATTTGGATCCATTGGTTTACCAGTTCTTTCAGGTTTTCAATGTCTGCGTTTTGCCCTCCGGCTTGGAGCGCCGCCCACATGGAGAAGTCCTCCAGCGGTGCCGGGTTTTGGTGGCTCATACTGCCACCGCCTTTTCCAGCTGCTCCATGGTGGTGATCTCCTCCCCGCACCACTCCGGCAGGTTGGCCCGCACCAGGGCCGTGGCAAAGGGAGGCGGGACCGCGTTTCCGCACCTGGCCACCTGCTTGGTTTTTCCGTACTCCCTCCCGGTGTAGTCCCGATCTATTTTGTAGTCGTCCGGGAAACCGTTTGCCCGGTACAGTTCGCGGGGCGTCAGCATACGCAGGCCAATGTCCGCCATGAAATACCACGCCCCGCCGATGTAGAACAGAATCACCTCTGTGTCCTCCAGGTGGTAGCCGCAGAACTCATTCAGGGCTGCCCGGATTTTTGGCCAGTTCTGCAGGTTCACCCTCGGCTCCGCCTTTACGATCCGGGTTGTTACCACGCCATGGTGGCCGCCGCCTGCGGTGATAGTCTGGAGCGGGTCCTGGGCTTGTCCTCCCAGGTTGGTGCCTTTCATCTTGACCATGTGGGCGGTCTGGAGGGCGTTGTGGTCCACCGCTGTCACGGTTGGGAGTGGGTCAGACACCGCCGCGCCCACCACTCCGCCGTAGAACTTTGACAGGTTGGCCACGGTCACACCCTCCCGATCCCGCGTGGTTATCGTATGCAACGGGGCCGCCGCGTCCTGGTTGTGATCCCCGTTGTAATACTTTGTCAGAGTGGCCGCCGCCAGTCCGTAACGGTTGGAGGCGTCAATGGTCATTATGGGATCTGTCACTCCCTGGCCCCGGACCCGCTCGGTTTGCTCGGTGTGATACTGGATCATGGCCGGGCACACCACGCACTCCTCCGCCTTGGAAACCTGGGTGTGGGTTGGCTCCTCCATACTCCGGCAGCGGTCCCCGCCGCCCGTCTGGCCTATGGCCGCCAGGGTTGGGGTGATCAGCATTTGGTGGCCGCCCGCTCCGGTCCCCGTTATCGTGTTTACCGGCTCGGTGATAGCTGTGCCCACTGCGTTCTGGTTGTTGTGCATTGTCAGCGGCGCCATAACAGGGGAGGCCACGCCATACCCATGTTTTGCTGTGATGGTCTGGAGCGGTTCCGCCAGCCCTTGCCCCCGGAACTCCCCGGCGTGGTTGACGATTACCAGGAACGGGGAGGCGGACCGGATCACGAATTTGTCCACGCCTCTGGCCACCCGCCGCATGGTATTTCTGGCCAGCGGACGGACCGCCGCCACACCGTACCGCTCCCGGATCTCCTCCTTGGTTGCAAAAATGGAGGGGGTGGGCAGGTTCCAGTCTATGATCTCCGCCGCGCTGCGCCATGGCTTTTTAGTTCCCGCTCTGGCCTCCGGGCTGTCCGCCGGCGCGTGGGTAGGCTCCGGCCATACAATGGGCCGCCCGTCGCTGCGGGCGATCAGGAAAAAGCGTTTCCGCGTGGTTGGCGCTCCATAGTCCGCCGCCACCAGTTCCCGCCATTCCACGGTGTAGCCCAGGGCCTCCAGCTGGCCCAGCCATTGGCGGAACGTCTGCCCGGTCTTTGATTTCACGGGCCGCCCCCGCCGAACAGGTCCCCAGGTCTGGAACTCCTCCACGTTCTCCAGGATGATCACGCGGGGGCGTACCGTCCCGGCCCAGCGCAGGACGATCCAGGCAAGGCCCCTTATATTCTTGTCCACGGGCTTGCCGCCCTTGGCTTTGCTGAAATGCTTACAGTCCGGGGAAAACCACGCCAGTCCCACCGGGCGGCCCCTGCACACCTCCACCGGGTCCACGTCCCACACGCTGGCCTGATAGTGCATAGTGTGGGGGTGGTTGGTCCGGTGCATTAGGATGGCGTCCGGGTCGTGGTTTATGGCTATGTCCACCACGCGGCCCGTGGCCAATTCGATCCCCGTGGAGGCCCCGCCGCCGCCGGCGAAATTGTCCACTATGATTTCATCCAGTAAATTGATCTGTCCATGGCTCACCGCGTCCCGCCTCCTTTGATCTCCATATACAGGGCGCAGTCTTTCCCGGTCCGCTTGCACCACGCCCATTCAATCATGGCGCCCGCGCTTTCCTGATAGTCCGGCAGGAACACGGCCAGGTCCGCCGCCTCCAGCATGGCCAGCGTGATCCGCATATAGTCCCGTTCTCCCAGGCCCGCCGGTAAAATGGCCGGGTTCAGGACTACATGGCCCAGCGCCTCCATGGCTTTGGCCGCCTCCCGAAACTTGGCCCTGTATTTTTTGTCGCCGGTGATCTTTCCGGCTATGTAGATTTTCACAGGCTGCACTCCTTTTTCCGGCTTGCAAACCGCCCGGCGTGTGGTATAATGTATGCAGTCGGACGGTTTGCGCCGTTCACCTCACCACCTGCGCCGTGTTGTCAGCACCGGGCGCGGGTGGTTTTCTTTTTCTCCAGGTATTCGTCCGCCATGCTCATGGCGTCTTCCATGTGTTCCTGGTCCACGATCTTCCATTTCCCCGGCTTTCCCGCCGCTGGCTCCACCGCATTGGCCAGCGACGTGGCGATCATGGACGGCGCACGTCTTACGCGCTCCAGGGCCTCCTCATACTTTCCCTTTTCCGCCCTGTACTCCATGAACTCCTGAAATTCCGCCGCGTCCATTTTCACGCTAATTTCCATTTGCTCCGCCTTTCTCTCTGGCCTCATAGCTGATATGGGCCGCCGCCACCAGCTTGGCGATCTCCGCGCCGATCAGCCCGTCCGGGTCCTCCACCGCGTTCATGGCCTCCGCCGAAACGGCGGCCCGCTCTATGCTGGTCAGCCTTGCCCAGTCCTCGGTGATACACAGGTGAAAATCACCGTTTGCCCATCGGTCAATCGAAATAATGATCCGGCCCCCGCCCTTTAGGGCGGTTCTCAATTTATCGCTCATTTCATTAGTTATCCTTTCCGGCGGGCCATGGTGGCCAGCCGTCTAAGTATAGTTTTCAGGGCTACCCCCCACCCCCCCCCCGCAAAAATGGACATTTGCGCGGTGTGGGCGTTGTATCGTTCCTCTTGCCCTGCAAAATAGTCCGGGTCGATCTCAAACCCCACAAAGTCCAGACCAGCGTCATGGGCCGCGATCCGGCTGCTGCCGCTCCCCAGGTGTGTGTCCAATATCCTGTCGCCTGGTTTTGCATATCTTGAAAAAATCCAGGAATATAGCGCCACTGGTTTTTGTGTTGGGTGTATTGTTCCGCCCTCTTTTTGCAGTTGCCCGCGATTTATGATCACCACTCTGGTTGGGGTGTCGAATGATGAATAGGCCAATTCGCAGTCGCTCATGGTTAAATCCTGCTGGCCTTTATACCAGACGATCCAGCCCTTGTGCCTTTGATTTATTGCTGGCACAAAATAATTTGCACCCCATATAATTTGGTGTTTTGAAACCCTTTCCAATTCCCTGAAATATTCGTCTGGCGGCGGGGCCGCGTCCCATCCCTTTGTCGGATGGTATTTTCTATTGTGCTTTGGGTTTTTGTTTATTGACAGCTTTTGACCGTCAATCCCTATTCCGTATGGCGGATCTACCACGGCCAGGTCGAAATAGTGATCCGGTATTTTCTGCATAGCTGCCATGCAATCCATATTGTAGGCTACATTCAAACCTGCGGCACCTCCTCCATTTTGATTTGGTCAAGCTGTGCCGTTGTGGCCGCGATCCGGTCCGTTGCCATTTTCCAATAGTCCGGGTTGATCTCCACACCCACAAAATTGCGCCGCAGGCGCTTGGCCACCACTCCGGTGGTCCCGCTCCCTGCGAATGGGTCCAGGACCGTCCCACCCTCCGGGCACCCTGCCAATATGCACGGTTCCACCAGGCGCTCCGGGAATGTGGCATAGTGGGCGGCCTTAAATTGCCCCGTTGCTATGCTCCAGACGCTCCTTTTGTTTCTGCCCCCGGTGTTGTTCGCGCTGTTCCCGTGGCTCTCCCGCTCCACGCGGGCGCTGTTCTGGAACGACCGCCCGCCTGTATAGGCTCCACCGCCCCGGAACGTCCTGGCGTTCCCCTTGACCCCGCATGGCTCCCGGATTGCCGCCGCGTCAAAATAGTAATGTGGCGATTTTGACAGCAGGAAAATATATTCATGGGCTTTTGTGCAACGGTCCCGGACGTTCTCCGGCATGGCGTTGGTTTTGTGCCATATAAGATCCTGCCGCAAATACCACCCATCAGCCCGCAGGGCAAAGGCCAAAAGCCACGGGATCCCCATCAGGTCCTTGTACTTATACCCGCTCGGTCTGTGCTTTGCCGTGTGGCCGCAGGTGTTCCGCGTGTTGGTCGGTGGCTGCGGCCCGGACCTGGTGGCGTAGCTGTCCCCGATATTGACCCACAGCGTCCCGTCCGGGCGCAGGACCCGCCGGACCTCCCGGAACACGTCCACCAGCTTGCCTATGTACTCCTCCGGGGTTTCCTCCATGCCGATCTGGCCGGCGGCCCCGTAGTCCCGCAGATTGTAATAGTGTGGGGAGGTCACACAGGTGTGGACGCTTTCCGCCTCCAGTGTCCGCAGTTGCTCCAGGGCGTCACCGCAAAGGATCATTTCCACCGTCCGCCACCTCCTGGGCCAGAAACCACGCCGGGCTGTTCCGCTCCGCCTGGTGGGGGCAGTTCTCCGCGTCGCAGTTCTCCGCCGAACAGGCGGCGCAATAGGTCCGCTGGAAAACCTTGTCCCACGGGGTATCTAATGCGGGGATGGAGGCCAGGAACTCCGCCAGGGCCTCCGGGGAGGCGGTGATCTGGTCAAAATATGTGGGGTGCAGTTCCCGATCCTCCATGGCGTCCTCAATTTCCTGCAGTTTTTTCAGGGCCTGCGCTATGGGCCAGCTTTGCAGGTGGGAGGCCACAAAGTCACGATCAAAGTTAAAACCCCGCTGCGTCAATCTTTCCACGGTTTATTCCTCCTCTTTGTGGAGGTCCACACCCTCCAGGGCCTCCCACACGGCCCGCTCCCAGGCTTTTGCCCACCCGGACTTGGCTTTCCGCACGGCCTCCACCGCTATGGCCTCCCCGCCGTCGTCCCACAGCAGGCGGCAGTTATCCACCACAATGGCGCCGTCATGCTCCGCCGCGTCCCGCTCCACCATTCCCAGGTAGGACAGCCGGATCCCCCAGCAGGCCCCGGCCTCCGCCTGGAAAATCTGAAACCCCTGCATGATCACCGGCACCAGGTCCACGTCGTCGCCGCGCTCACCCACGCGCCAGTTGTTCATTTCCTCGGCGGCGGTTTCCGGGATCACCAGCTGCGGCTCCATGTCTTTCATAATGTTGGTGGGTTCCTTTTCGCCCGGTATCATTCCGGCGTGTTCCACGATGGCGGCCAGGACCTTGCGCGGCATGACCTCCCGGCGGGCCTGTATGTACCAGTTTTGTGTATAGATGGACATGATCCCGTCCTGGACGTTCACAGTGTACCCGCCGCCCTTATAGGCCCGCTTGATGGCCCGGACCACCCCGGCCTCATTGATCAACATTTTTTCATCCCCTTTTTATATGATGTATGGCATTTTCACCGGCACGTCCCCCGGCTCCGCCGCCCACACCTGGGCGTCCGTGATCTCTGTCCAGTCACACCGCCACACCTCCGCCGCGTTTTGTATGGCGGTCAGGTTGGAGGAATGGGGGACCACCACGGTGCCGTGGACGGGGTGGACCACTCTGGCCCGCCCTGGTGCGTTCCAGCGGCTTTCCCTGGCCCTCCGCTTTGCTGCTGCCACCGTGCGGGCGCGTTCCGCCGGGTCTATTCCCCGGCCCATGCGTTCACCGCACACTCCCACCGTTCCATGGCCTCCAGAACGGCGTCCGTGTATTCGTTGGAGGTGATCCCGGCCTCCCAGGCTGCCCGCGCTCCAGCTTGTCCTCTGTTGTAGGCCATGGCCACCATGGCCACGTCCCCATATTCCGCCAGGTATTTCCCCAGCTTATAGCACCCGCCGGCTATGTTTCCCTCCGGGGTGGTGGGGTCCAGGCCGGTGGCCACCTCCAGTTCCGCGTGGTAGGACCCGCCCGGACCAGGGTTTAATTGCATGATCCCCACCTCTCCGGCAGGTCCCGCGGCCTCCATGTTGAACTGGCCACGGGTTTCCCAGTCCGCCACGGCCAGGGCCAGGGGATAGGGGCACCCGTACAGGTGGCAGTAGGTCCTCATATAGTCCTGGTATTCCCAGGGCAGGGGCACCGCCGCCGAAAAATAGCCCTGGGCCTCCAGCGCCTCCCCAATCCGCTGTTTCTCCTCCGGGTCCTCCGCTGCCCGGTACAGGGCCGCAAATTCCCAGGCGTCGCCCACCAGCAGGGTGGCCTCCGGTTCCTGCGCCACGGTAAAGATCACGGCGGGCCGCTCCGCTTTCGCTGCCTCCTGGGCCGCCTTGCTGGTGTCCATGGCCACAGCGGCCACGATCAGCGCCACAACGGCCAGCGCCAGCGCGATCACCGGGACCGCCCGCTGGATCTCCTCCAGATGGTTCACAATTTCAGCGTGTTTCCCTTTCATTTGGTCTTGTCCTCCTTTTTCCTGCGGGTGGTCCAGCCGGTCACGTCATACAGGAACCCAAACCGGCGGCGGCCACACTCCGCACAGGTGATTTTCTCGCACCGCATGGCGGCAGGTTTCACGGTCTTGCCCCGGTCCGCCAGGGCCACGGCGCAGGGCTTACACAGCAGTTTTTTCACTCCGCCGCGCTCCTTTCGTCGATCCAGGCGGCGCACATATCCGCCTCCTGCAGACGCCACACCCACGGGGTCATGTTCATGGCCTCGGTCATGGAGCGGGATCCGCCTTTCACCGCGTCGTCATAGGCCCCCATGTGCCACCGGATGGCCAGGGCCTCCTCCTCGGTCAGCGCCATGTGGCGGGTGATCAGAAACAGGCTTTTCTCCCCGTGGCCCAGCGGGAAAGTGTCCCGGAACTCATACGGGGCCATGGTGGCCAGTTTTCCCTCCATTGCTGCCTTGAATGGGTCCGTCTGGTGGTATACGTCCGCCTTGCACACGTCATGCAGCAGGCCCAGGAGCGCCACGGTTTCCTCCTCCGCCTCCGAAAGATGGCGCACCCCCGGCGCGTCCCGGTCCGTCAGGTCCCGGACGGTGATTTCCCGCAGGCGGCGCCACACGTTCAGGCTATGGATCACCAGGCCGCCCGGCTGTGCCAGGTGCTTATTGGTGGAGGCCGGGGCCGTGAAAAAGTCCGTTTCATTCTCCAGCCAATACTCCAGGGCGTCCTTTCCGTTCCGGCCTATGGTGTTTCTATACACCGCCAGAAAATCCGCCCGTGGGTCCCTTGCTATCTGTTCCATGTTGATCTCCTTTCTTTCCTGGGCGGCCATTTCTCCAGCGAAACGTGGCGCACCTGTTGTACTGCGTGTCCCACTCCCATCCGCCCGGATAGGTACACGCACCGCCGCCCCGGTCCGTGTGGTATAGGCAATTCCGGCAGTCTGGCCGGTAGTCGTCCAGGTTGATGATCTCCGCCATTTTTCCTATTCCTCCGGTGCCTCGTTTCCCCAGGCGTCCCAGCCGTCCGCCCGCTGGCGGGCAAATAGTTCAATGCGGGGCACGTCGCCCAGCAGGTCCACGATCCGCTGCCGCGTTTCGTCCGGCTTTTTGCTGTGCCCCTGAAAAGGGGCCTCTATGATCTGGTGTACCCGGTGACTTTGGATCCGCTCCTTTGCCTTAAAGCCTGGAGCAATCCCCAGCAGGCACACCTCCGCATTGGCGCGGGTATAGGCACCCATGCCCCAAAAATTCCCGCCGTTCCTGCGGTTCTTTTTGACCCATACAAAAGCGGCGGTGACATAGCGAAACCCCCACGCCTCCATGACCTTGATGGCCTCCGCGATATTTGGGAACGTGGCCCACATAAAACAGGCCGCACCCTCCGCGCAGATGGAGGGGACCGGCATGGCGCAGATCTCGGCGGTGGTCATGGTCTGGTAATGTTTCACCGCGTTGCCCCTGCTCTTGTCCGTTGCGCCACACTGGCGATATGACCACGGCGGATCCGCATAGATCACGCTGTACCGCCGATCAGGTAGCTGGAGCAAGTCCGCCATAGCTGCCACCCCTTTCCACCCGGCGCTGGGTTGGCTTGTCCGCCCACGGGCAGGTCCGCCGGTGGGGCACAAAGGCCACGGGGAGGTCCCGGCGCTCCTCCTCCGGCCCGGCCTGGCGCCCGGTGATGGTTGCGCCCATATCGTCCAGGAACGCCTCCGGGCCGTCGTCCTCGATCACGAAAACGGGATCCGGGTCCACAGGGACCTGCTTGCCCTCCAGGCTGGTGATCCAGTCAATTTCCTGTCCGCAAAATTTACACCGTGCCACAGGCCGCCCTCCTCTCCGCCCGGCGGCGCTCCGCCGCCGTGGTGAACTCCTCCACCATGCCCCGCTCCAGCAGGTCCTTGGTGTCCAGGTCGTGGACCACGCGGGAAACCTGCGGCCCGCCGAACTCCTTTTTTTCAATGGACAGCATGGGCTTTCCCATGCAGGTGGAGAAAAACGCCTTGCACCACAGGCCGCCGCCGTCCGCCCACTCCAGCCACCAGTCCGGCGTCCGGGGCGCTTTGGTGATTGTCACCCGTCGCATTGGCGGCAGGGCCTCATAGGTGCCTACCAGCTTGTAAAGGCTGGTTTTGTTTGCTTTCAGTCTGAACATTTACCCCAGCACCTCCCGAAACCAGGCCATGATCCGCTTTTCGTATTTCTTGCGGGTCCGCTTTTTCTTTGTGTGGATATACCGGCGGGCCAGGTCCGGCTCAAATATCCGCGCCAGGTGTACGGCCATACCTAACTCCAGGGAGTACATAAAAGCCCGCAGGCCCTCCGCCGCCACCTCCATGGTTACGGACACGTCCGCCCATGCCTTTGACACGGTGGCCATGGCCTCCGCTGCGTCCGCCGCCGAAACCCCGCCCGCCGAATAGTCCGGCGTGATCTCCGGCAGGGTCTGGCCGATCTCCACGGGCTGGCCGTCAAGATAGGCCGCCACAGGGCCGCCGCTGTTTTCAGGTCCCACTTGGCCAGCCCTCCCCGCGCTCATACCCCAGCAGGATATTGTGGCCCATGTCGCCCAGGCTGTGCGCCAGGACCTCCAATTCCAGCAGGTCCCGGTATTTCAGCCCCTTGGCGTCCAGCATGGCGTGGAACTGCTTGGCCCGCTCGGTCACTTCCCGGATGGCGGCCTGCTCCCTGGCCATGTCCTCCGCCGCAAACTCCACCAGCAGGGCCTCCGGGTCAATCTCCCCGGTTGCGATCTTCTGGCAGAACTCTTTGGCGCCGTCCAGTTTGAAATGGAGGTGCCCCGCCGTACTCATGCCCAGGCTTTCAATATCTCTGTGCCGGACTACAACGGAATAGGTCATTTTCTCCGGGTCCGCCTCTCTGGCGTCACCATAAAGGGTAAAGACCAGATTTCCCCGCCGCCCCTCCAGGAAACCGCCGCGATCCCGGAACTTGATTTCCTTTTGTTTCGCCATGGTGTCCTCCTATCTCCCGGCGGCTCCCGCCGTCTTGCCGCTGTTTGTGGGCTGCCCGGTCCGCTTGCCCCGGCGCTCCAGCGACGCCTGCACCCGGCTCTGGGCCAGTTCCGCGCTATACCGCAGGCGCTGGTCCGGCAGGCGGGTCCCGTCCTGCCCCCTGGTCATTTCCTTATAAACCACATGGACAGACACGCCCGTGGTTTCGGAAATTTCTTTAGGCGTCCGCCCATCCTCCCACAGCTTTTCAATTTTCTGGCGGTCCTCCAGGGTCCGAAAAGCATAGTCAGCCATATTTTCACCCCTTTCCATTTGCCAGGTTTTTCAGGTCCTCGACTTCCTTATAAAGTTCCTGGCGGCGCTTGTCCGTGATCATGCCCAGCTGCTGGGCCATATCCAGCGCCCCAATATAGGACCAATACCACGCCAGCCTGCCCTCCCGCGTCTGGTTGTCATTGTCGGACCGGATAGCGCGTTCCGCCTCCGCCCTCATGGCGGCGATCAGCTTTTCCACGTTCTGGTCCATGTCTTTCCAGGCCGCCCCACAGCTGGGGCAATACTCAAACGGCGGTGACTTCTCGGCGCACACCGGGCAGGTTTCCCCCTCCTCGATCTGGTACAGGGCCACAGTGTCGCCTTTCTGGCCGTCCTCCAGATACAGGTCGTCGCCGCCCATGGCGGCCTCGCTGCAGTTCAGAATAATGGCATAGTGGCCACAATACCGCTGGCGCTCCTCATACATGATCAGGTCCTGGATCTCCGCCAGCGTCAGCTTGCCGCGTTTCTTTTCGATCCGCAGGGCCAGGCGGCCCTTGTAGTCATATGCCCACGACATTTCAATACCGCGTTTCATGCGTTCCCCTTTCTTGCCCTCGTAACCTCCGGGGCGGGCTTTGGGTTTATCGGTACTGCGCACCCAGCACTCCGCAGATGGCGGTAGAAAGATCAAACGGGATCCCCTGGCTCACCCGCACCTTGTCCAGCATGGCGTTGATCCCGGCGATCATCCAGTCGTCCACGTCCTCCTCCATGTTCACCAGGATATTCACCGCCGCGATACAGTCCGTAATGCTGCCCATCGCAACGCGGGCGTTGTTCTCTGCGGTCAGCACCATGCACTTGATTTCCCCGCCCTCTGTTGCGTCGTCCTGCATTTCTTTCACGGCGGCGTCCTCGCGCTTTTTGTTGTCCAGCTGACCGACATATTCCACGGTGTAGAAATACGCAAGGCGCTGGATCCGCTTTGCCGTCTCGCGCCGCTCCTCTTTGGTGGCGCTCCCGCTGTCCTCGGTGTCCTTGGTGCTGTCGCTGGTGGCGGCCTCCGCAGGGGCCTGGATCCAGATGTTGACGCTCTTGCCGTCCGGCAGGTTGACCTCCAGGCGGTTGCCCAGGTCGCTGATCCAGGCGTTCACGTCGCTGGCGGTACTGTAATAAATGGGGTAGCCCGCCCGCTCGCTGCGGCTGGCGTCATGCTCATAACGGGTGGGGAAAATCTTTTGCACCTCTGCCCAGGCGTCTCTAATGCTGGTAACTGTCATTTTTCAGGCCCTCCTCGCACTTTTCGGCGGTGTGATGTATAAAAAAATTAGGTTACACTCGGTCGCTTGACCTTGTGTAACCTAATATTAACGCCTGCCGCGCCAAATGTCAAGACTAAATTACAAAAAATTATAAAAAGTTTTTAATGGCCCTAAAAACGGGGGTCCCGCTCCAGGTGGGATCCCCATTTTCCGCGCCTCCACGGCGCTGGCGGTGCAAAAATGGCGCAAAGAATTGGCCGGCGTCCCTGGGCGGTTCCGGCCTGGTCGTTTTCCCGTGTTCAGCTGGTCAGGCCGCCACGGTCATGTATTCGTCATAAAGCATTTGCGGCGTTTTCCACTCCAGGATCCGGCGCGGATAGTTGGCCAGCCACTCCTCCACCTCCGCAACCTCCGCCGCGCTCACATTGTCAAAGTTGGTCCCCTTTGGAAAAAACCGTCTTATGATCCGGTTCATGTTTTCGTTGCTGCCCCGCTCATAGGCAGAATATGGGTGACAATAAAAAATCTTTGTGCGCGGTTTCCTGGCCCGCTTGGATCGCTCCATCCCCTCGCAGTCCTGGAACTCGCACCCATTATCTACCGTGATAGACCGGAAAACCTCCCGGAACTTTGCCCCCATGCGGCGCTCCATGCGGTCCAGCGCCCGGACCACGCTTTCCATGGTATGATCAGGCACCCGGACGATCACGGGGTAACGGGTCAGCCGCTCGGTCAGCACCACCAGCGCCGCCTTGCTGCCCTTGCACCCCATAACGCTGTCCATTTCCCAGTTTCCGAAAGTTTCCCGGCTGTTGATCTCCTCCGGGCGCTGTTCGATGGTGTCCCCCTTGGCCGGTCTGGCCCGGTTATTGTCGCCCGCTTTCCGCCCCTCGTTCCGCCGCTCCCCTTTATACAGCAGATCCGCCTCGGTCAAGTTCAGGAAAATGTCCCCGCGATAAATCCAGTTGTAAAGGGTGGTTTCGCAGATTTCTGTATCAAACTTTTTCCCGTCAATCTGGATCTGTGCCAGGGCAGCGCCTGGGGACCGCTTTTTATTTATGATCTGGTCCTCAATGTACTCTACAAAGGCAAAGTCTTTGCCCAGCTTAATGTCCGGCCCCTTTGCCCTCAAATTCTCCTGGTATTTCCGCTCCGCCACGTCCGCGCAGTATCTTTCCACAAATTCGTATTCACTGGTTTGCTGTACGCACATTCCCCGCGCTATTTCATTATAGATCGTTTTTTTACAGACGCCTATTTCTTTTGCAATCGCCGCCGGTTTCGCCCCTGTCCGCAGGGCACCCTCTATTTTCAGGCGTTGCTCCCACTGGATATGATGATAGCCCTTGTAATTCATAGCAGCCTCCTTTTGGCATGACAAAACCGGCGCGGTGCAATACCACGCCGGTTTCACTCTCTCCCCAGCAGCCACAACACGGAAACGTCCAGAATATCCGCTATTGTGGTAACTTCATAATCTGCCACATACCTGCTGCCGCTCTCAATCCTGCTTATGCTGTCCCGCTCCATGGGGATCCCTGTTAGTTGTAACTGTCTGCATAGATCAGACTGTGAAAAGCGTTTCGCCAGGCGGGCCAGTCTTATGCGATCACCACAAATATTTCTTTTTCCGTGAAATGTGTATGCCCTCATGGTTTCCTCCAGCCGCCGAAATAATCAAAATTTTTCTTAATATTACCACGGTTCCGTTTTCCGGCCCGTTGGAATATCCAGCAATCAAAAATTTTGTTGTTTCGGCTCTGGAGGCTGGGCCGAAAGTGTCCCGGCCCCTTTTCTTTACTCCTCGGACAGTTTGCCCATGTCCGCCTCGATCAGCCCGATTATATAGGCGTTTAGGCTCTTTCCGCTCTCCTTTGCGTGTTGCATTATTTTTTCTTTTGCCCCCCCTGGAAAGCGGATGGTGTAATGGTCCAGTTTTTCAAGATACCGCTTGTTCCCCTCTAAATGCGCTTTTGTTGCCATGTTTATCACCTCGCCATTACTATACCACATTTCCATACATGAAACCATGAACATTTTACACAAAGTTCATGCAATCATGTTTGTGTATTCTGTCAATAGATATTCATGCAATCATGTAGTATAATTCTTATTGTAAGGCAAGGGTACAGCCCTTTACGAAAGGAAGTGAGGACATGGACGAAATGAACACCACAATGGCCCTGCTCCGTGCGGTTCTGGAACTTATCGCTAAATGCGAAACGCTCGAAGAACTCCGCGAAAGCGTCAAGCGGATCATGGGCGAATAAAAAAGGATAGCGGCTCCCCCGGTCAAAGGTAAGCCGCTATCCGCCACAAGGGCAGGCCGGTAGCCTTACACCGGCCCGCCCCCATAATAACAAAGTAAGGCGAAAAAAACAAGGGGGCAAACGAAAATGGCACAGTTTGAAGTTGGCAAGGAATACAAAACCCGCAGCATTGGTGATTATAATTGCATTTTTACCATTCTTATCACCGGGCGCACAGCGAAAACCGTTTCTTATAACTACCTGGGCCGGTCCCGCCGCTCCATGATCCACGTTGACCAGGATGGCGAATGGATCCAGCCGGACAGGTACAGCATGGCCCCCACGTTCCGGGCCAGCCGCACAGCATGACAAAGGACCCCCGGCACGGTGCCGGGGGCCTCGCTGTTGCCCCTACCTCTGCCATGTGGTAGAATTTTGGCGGGAAAGGGGGTGATAAAATGGGCGGTCTGATCAAGTACACATTGTATCTTGAAAATGTTCCTATGGAAACCAGAGTGTCGCTATATGATACGTTTGACCCGGTTTCCTGGACGGGAGTATCTTGCAATAAAGATATTTCCGTTATTGAGTTCTTCCTGTTAGCGAATGAATATTTTGAAGATTACGCGAAACTCCCCCAAAACTGCCGCATTATTGTCCAGCCGGATCATCCTCTTGGAAGAACTTAATCCTATCTGCCGCCGGGTCGTACTCCATTACGGCCCGGCACTTTTTTTCTGGCAACAGAAAACTTACCAGCCAGGGCAGCAGGGCCTCAAATTCCGTATAAGATGGATCCCCGGTCCTTTCGATCCGGTCTTTCCGCTCCGCCTCTATCCTGCGGTAAAACTCCCGCATAGTGGTTTCATATACTGCCCGTTTAACGCTGATATTTGTAATGGGTCTTATTCTTTCTTCCTTGCTACCCTCCATATCTATTTCCCCCGGCTCTCCAGGCGGGTGATCTGCTCCAGCATTTGCCGGAATTTATCCCACCCAAACATGGCCGCAAAGGCCACGAAAAAGCCCAGGCAGATGGCGGCGGCCACCATGTACCAGACAATGGGGACGGCCATGATCCGGCACACGGCGAAAAACGCCAGCAGGGTCACGGCCATGGCCACGATAAAGGCCAGCAGGTTGGTGGGCACCTTGTCCCAGGTCAGTTTCTTGACCACCTCCACAATGATGTTGGTGATCACCATAAGGATCAGCACCGCCAGCAGGACGGCGGAAAGAACGGCGGGAATGTACTGCAGAATGGTTTCCATGGTTATGTCCTCCCTAAATGATTATTTCACAGCCCCGCCCAGGGCGCACAGCAGCGCGTCCAGGCTGGGGAATGTGCTGTAATTGGCCAGCCAATAGTCCGGCGTGTCGATCACGCCAGCGGCCACCAGGGCGCCCACGGCGTTGGGCACGGTGCTGGAGCGCGGCCCGGCCTTGGTGATCTTCTCCGCCGCCTTGACCAGCAGGCGGTCCAAATACTTGACCTTGCCGGACGCGGCGGCCTGCTGCCAGTAGTCCGGGGAGTTGATCACGCCCAGCCGGGCCAGCTTGCCCACAGCCGCCGCCGCCTCGGTCAAATAGATCACCTGCCCCACATGGATCAGGTTCTTGTTTTTGATCCCGTTGATGGCCGCCAGGGCGTCCACAGTGGTGCCATACCGGACCGCGATCTTTCCCAGGGTATCACCCGCCACAACGGTGTGGGCGGTGCCCTGGGCCGCGCTGGAGGCCCCCGTGGTTCCCTGCGTGGTTCCGGCGGTGGTCCCGCCCATTTTCCTGGCGATCTCCGCAAAGTCCGGGCAGATAAACCCGCGAATATACCGGCCATTTATGGCCATTGTCCGCTTGCCCACCTTTCCGCCGCTCATGTTGCCCTCTGTCACCACAAAGGACCCGGTGGAAACCTTTGTCACGATCCCGATGTGGTCCCCGGCTCCGGTGCAATCGCCCGCGCCGTTGTCCTGCCAGTCATACACGCAGGCGTCCCCGATCTTGGGCGTGTGGGCGTCGTTCTCCACCCAAATGCCCAGCTTTTTTGCCACAATGGTGTATTTCTCCACGCCGCACTCGGTCCCGGTGTACTTGGCGATCCCGGCCCGGATATAGGCCGCGCTCACCGTGGTGGCACAATAGGCGTCTTTCACCTGGACCTTGTACCCCCGCGCCAGGGGGCGGTAATTGTTGTAAACCTCCAAAATGTCCATGTGTTTGGCGCTGCCTACGGTGGCCCCCACCCATGCGTTGATGGTGTCCGCCACTTTCTGGCGCAGTTGGTTCTCTGTCATTTGTATGTTGCCTCCCTTACAGGCCCACGTCCGGGGGTTCCTCCCGCTCGGTGGGCGGGTCCATGGGCGCGGCCTGGTAGCCGCTCCCGCTTGTTTTGGCGGCCTCCGCCGCCTTGTCCTTGTTGGTCTTGATCCAGCCCATGACGCCGTTTTCCAGGCCGCAGACGCCGAACACGCAGGCGGTCAGGGTCGCCGGTTCGTTTCCCGTGTGCCAGAACACGGCCAGCGCGGCCACCGTGTAGGCCACCAGGATCACCGCCTCCAGGATCAGCACCTTGTCCATGACGCCCATTTTCCCCTTGTCCCCGCCAACCTCCGGTTGGAGGCGGCGGGGACGGTACAGGCGCGGCACCAGGACCCGGCACAGCAGGAAACCCATGGCGGTCCCTGCGGCCATGGCCAGTGCGGCCACCACCACAGTTTTGGTCATGCCGCTGCCGTCAGCAGGTGGATCAGCCCAGCGCCCAGGGCGGCGGCCAGCACCCCCAGCGCGCCGTAAAACAGCTTTTCCACCATGCCGTCCCACCGCTTGCCCGGTTTCTTTTCGATGGCGTCCACCTTTTTCCCGACACTGTTCACATCGTCCTCAATCCGCTTAATGGTTTCCGCCTGGTATTCCATTTTTTTAGCCATGACCTCCATTGCGGTGGCCAGCTTATTCAGTGCGTCAAGCCGATCCTCCAGTTCGTCAAGTCTGTGCGTATTGCTTTTGGCCCTGGCGTCTACTTCCACCAGCCGGACCGCCATTTCCTCCGCGTTCATACCTTCACACCTCCAATTTTTCAGCGGTGCCGCCGATGGCCTCCGCGTATTTTTGCCGCAGGGTGTTAATCTCCTCTGCGCGGGTCAGTGCGTCATGCTGGGCCAGTTCCATGGCCTGGGCCTGTATAATCACATTTTGCTGGTCAATGATGGCGCACAGGCTCATGATCAACCCCGCATTATTCACCGCCGCCACCGCTGGCCATGGCGTCATATTCCGCCGTCACGTCCTTCTTGACCTGCTCCGCAAAGTCGAAAAATGCCTGGTATTCCTCCGGCTTGGTGTCTTTCTGGCGCAGAATCGCGATCTGGTCGTCCACGCTGTACCTGGTATTGATCACCTTGGCGATCATCTGCTCACGGTTGATCCTCATGTTCTGATTTTCCATTTTCGCTGCCTCCAAAAATTATTGTAGTTTGCACCTTGGCGCCGCCGCCCCAAACAGTTCACGGAATAGCTTGTCCATGCTCTGGACGGCTTTTCTGCCACCCCGGTGCAGGGCGTAGCCCTTCCATGACCCGTATGCTGCCGCCGCGCCCTCTGCGGTCATTTCTCCAGCTGCCACTTTTGCGGCAAACTTTTTTAACCGCCGCCGTTGTCTTGTGATACTCTCCCGGCACATTCTCCGCTCAACCTTTCCCGTTTCTGTCAGCCGGTGCTTTGCTTTCAGAAATTTGAAACCATGCCGGATTGGGACGATCCTGGTTTTCCTCTGATTGACTGAAATGCCCAGGGGTTCGCAAAATGAAATTACAAGCCCCACCGCCTCCTTTGCCTCTTTCTTTGTCCGAAATAACATATAGCCGTCGTCCATATATCTGGCATACCAGCGCACACGCAAAACCTGCTTAATGAAATGATCCAGGCTATTGGGATAACTCACCGCCGTGATCTGTGAAATTTGACTGCCTAGCCCCAGGCTTTTCCCGGTGTACTGTTCCGCGTCCTGCCGTTTTACCCTTTGCCAGTTCGTTGTTGCTGTCGGATAGCCAAAGGGAATTACAAAATCTTTCAAAAGCCGCAGGATCCGGTGGTCCCGAAATGCTTTTGAATAGACGTTGAAACATTCCCGGTGCAGGATATTGTCAAAATATCCCGAAAAATCGAATACCACTGCCCAGCCGTCATTACTGAAACCGTTAGCCCTGTAAAACTGCTGCAGGTGCGCGGTCAGGCGGTCCATGCTCCGGTCCACGCCCTTGCCCTCCAGGCAGGCACCATTATCATAAATCAGGCCACGGCCCAGCATGGGCACCAGGGCACTGTCGCAGGTGCTCCGTTGTACCACCCTTTCCGAATAGTGGACGCTGCGAATATGCCGCAGTTTCCCGCGCTCTATGGTGTCGAACTCCACAAAGCCCTTTGTGATGTTCTCCCCAGCCTCCAGCTTTTGGTTCGTTTCCTCCATGTTCCGCAGCAGGTTCATTTGATACCTCTGGACGCTGGTTTTCCAGCTGACATTCCGCATAGATTTCTGGTTGCCCCGGTATAGCGATTTATACCGGGCTATGTTTTCCAGCCGGTCATTTTCTGCGTATCGTTTCCATTTCTTTTCCTCTCTGGCAGCTTTCCGCCTCTTGTATCTGGCCTCCCGCCGCCGCTCCAGTGAAGTCATGCGAATTTCTCCTTTAGGTCTTGTGGGTCCTTGTACGGCAGGCCCGCCCCGTCGGTTCGCCACTCCCGGCGCGGTGGGTGTGTCTTTCCGAAATAGCCGCGTAATGATACCGGGCATGAAACTGGCGTGATACACACAGACACGCCAGCCATGCACAAAAGCGTCCGCCCGATCATATCAAGGCCCAAATTTACCCTTGCGGGATGGTTATGCGCTCCTTCCAAATAAAAATTGATTTTTGAAAATCAGGCACGGCTTTCACCGCCATTTCTGGCGTTTACTCGGTCTGGCCCAGCCCGCAGGAAACGGGCTGTATTGGAATCACAGGGGCGCGTAAATGCCGCCGTTCGTGGCCACGTTGTTGTTGGCGTTGCCGTTGTTGTTGACAATGCACACGTTAGTGGCGGACTGACGTTGCGCGGACGCCTCCCACCAGTTGCAGCGGCCACCACGACGACGGTTTATCAGCGCATAACCAATACAAAAATCAAGGTGTTTGATCCTTGAATTTTGCTATGAATTTATTGTCTGATTTCCTCCAGCCTCGCAGCAGGGATCCCTCTTTGATCAGCAGTTCCGTTACCGGCTGGAATTTATCGGGGTTGACTGGCAGGGTTGTGAGTATGTACTGCAAAAGCTGGAGAATTTGCTCCGCGGTTATAATGGCCTGTGTCTGATAGTCGCGCCGTCTTTCCGCCTCCCGTAAATTTTGCGGATATATGGTATTTGCCGCCGTAATGTAGTCGATCAATTTTATAATCTTCTCCACCATGGGAAACGTGAACACAGGCCGCCACCGCTTTGGCACGATTTTTTCATTCATTACAAACCGGGTCAATTCCGCCCGGATCAGCGTGGCCGTGTGGTAAAATTCCAGTTGGCTCTCGCTGCGTTTATTTTTTAGTACGCTCATTTACCTGCCCTTCTTTCCGTTCTCTCCATCCCGCCCCACATGGGGGCGGGATGGCCCTGATTAACCGATACGGAAGCACAGGGGCGCGTAAACGCCGCCGTACGTGGCCACGTAGTTGGTGGCGTCGCCGGCGTCGTCGACAACGCACACGTAAGTGGCGGCCTGACGACGCGCGGACGCCTCCCACCAGTAGCAGCGGCCACCACCGTTGCCCGCGCCCTTGATGATGTGCTTTGCCCCGCCGTAGAAAATAGGGTACTGAAGGTTGCAGCCACCGCCGCCGGTCCATCCCGCGTCACCGTCAGACCAGAACGTGTTACTGAATACCTCCACCTCGGTGGGCACCCACAGCTTGCCCATGGTGTTCCAGTCCCAGCCGGTATCGCTTTCCAACGCCCCAGCCGCAGAAAAACGATGCTCCAACAGGGCGATTTTTTCCACAATGCAGGGTTTCAGGTCAGCAGGCAGGGCCGCGTATACGCCTACCGTTTCATCGTTCAAGGTATGGAACAGCTTGGAGGCCCGCCACGGATTGGGTTCGGCTGCGGTTCCGTTGTTGGTGGCGGTGTCGTTGAACACCTTCGTACCCGCCAGACAGTCACGGGAAATAAAGTCAACATGATGGCCGATCATGGTGGGATAGCCGCACTTGTAATAGTGGTCAATTCCGGCCACCTCCATGATCACCACCTCGCCGGTAGTCAGGGTGATGGTCTTATAGTCACCGATATGGATCCCGGCCATGTCACCGGCCAGAATACGCGCCCGCAGGTTTGCCCAGCTGTCGGTCAGTTCCTTGCCATAGGGGACCCCGCCGGCCAGAAAGGTTTCCTTGAAAAACTCGGTTGCCGCGTCAAGCGGCGCCCGCCCCGTCCCCTTTGCGTCTGTGTCCACCAGGATCGTGTCCGTCCCCTGCAGACCAGTGATTTTCTGCAATTCGTTTGTTTTCAAACTCATTGTCTTTTCCTCCCGTTAAAGTATTTTGACAGCGGAAATTTCCGCGCTGTCCCTGGTTGTAATGACCGCCCCATTTCTCCCCGCCAGCGGTGTGGCCAGACTGCCGGACATGATGGCATTGGTAAGCGCCTGGAGGCGGCGGGTGTAGTCCGCCCGAATATCGTTGACCAGTTGGAACAGCAGGGCGGTTTCTGCTCCGCAGCTGCATTTCTGGCGGTTTTCGGGTTCCTTCCTATATACGGATATTCCGGCGCCGTCCCTGGTTACGATCTCCTCCCCGGCCCTGTCTGCCAGCGGCGAATAAACCCGCCCGGTCAGGATTTCCCCAGCAATTTGTCCGTAAATTTGCGGCATGACGGCAGCGGTACAATATTCCGCCACGTCCTGGGCAGTCATCCACGCCTCTGCCGGATAGCCCAACGAAACCTCCACGCCTGCGGTCACAGTTATGGACACCTGATAGCGGCGCACGTCCGGGGCCATGCCCTGGGTGTATGCGCTGACATACTGCTTTGCGTCGCCCAGGGAGCCATAGTAGACCATGACATTTTCCCGCGTGTCCGGGTCCCTGGCATAGATGGCAAAGCCGCCGATCCAGAAACCCACGGCAAGGCCACCGTTTAAGTCGCTGCGGTATTCCACCGTCATGGTGGCCGTGCTGTCCTTTACCGTGGGCACGGTGCTGGTTCCGGCAGGCCCCGGATCAATGGGGGCAGTCAGTTTTCTGGCCGCGTCCGCGCTGGCCGCCGTTCCCTTTTCCATGATCACGCCGGACAATTCCAGCGTTTGCCCCGCCACCATTTTGGCCAGCAGGCGGTTTCCGGCCTCTGTAATTACAAAACCGTAAAACATGGTTTCCTCCTTTTACCCTGCCGCCGGCATAGCGGTGGCGGTGATTGTTCCGAAAATGCCAGCGGCGTATGCGTTGGCGTTCATGCCGTATTCCGTCCCCGCCTCCGGCAATGTGGTGGCGGTGAAAGAATCAAAAGCGCCGCCCATTTGAATTTCTGCTGTCAGCGGATATTCCTTTTTGATTTCCGGCAGGGGCGTGGACATATACCCGCGCCCCATTCTGCTGATAAAGTTTAGGATCTCCGCCTCAAATGTGGAAAGAGTGATCACGCCGTCCAGCCAGCTGGACAGGCGCTTGACGCTCCCCAGTACCCGCCGGAACTCCTCCAGGTCCTCCGGGTTGATCTGCCCGCCGTTCTGCCCTACACAGGCGCGAAAATGGTGCGGATCCCCGTCGTAGTCGTACCACTCCTCTATGTAACCGGCCCCGAAAATGATTTCTATGATCCGGTTACACGCCGCCGGGGTTCCCATGTGTGCGTAAAATGCCAGGGTTCCCTCCACCAGCGCCCGCTTGACCTCAATGGAAAATTTCTGATTATAGGCCGGGGTCCGCAGTTCCACCGCCAGCACGTCCAGGATCTTCTCCGGCATGGAGGCCACGGCGGCGTAAATATGCACCCCGTCCGCGTAGGCGCACAGTTTTTCGATCTGCCGCCCCAGGGCATAGGCAAAAGCCTGGGTTTCCAGTTGGCTGGCCAGGTTCTCCGGCATAATGTCCGTGAAACGGCTGCCCCGCAGGTCAATCATCCTCCAGCCCTCCATAGCGGACGGCCTGGCCGGTCAGGACCGCCACGGACTTGGCGCCCACGATCTGGTGGACGGGGGCGGCCATTTCCACCCGCTTGGCCCCCGCCGCCATGACCATTTCCCCCAGCTTGGAGGGGTTAATGTCCCGGCCTATGGCCCGCTGCCATGCGGTATATTGACCCACAGCGGCGGCCACGGCGGTCTGAATATCCACGGCCCGGTTGCTGTCGCTCCGGTTGATGTAATAGGTCAGGTCGATGGAGTATTCCACCTCCGCCGGGGCGGCCACCCGCACCAGGTCCGTCATGGGTCTAATGTTGTTGTCCCGCAGGTAGTTTTCCAGGCCGGTGATCATTTCCTCCGGCGGTTTGCTCCCGTCCGTCATAAGGAAATAAAGATCCACGGTGCCCGCCGCCTGGTCGCTCACCACCACCACGTCGCCCACGTTCACGTTGAACTTTTTGGCGTGGTATTTGTAATTTGCCTCCGGTCCGGCGGTGGAGTAGGATCCGGGGAACAGGTAGACCCGCTCCGCCAGGTGGTCGTCGCTCTCCACCTCCGCGCCGCCGGCGGTCACGGTGATATTGGACACGCTGGCCATGTAGGGGATCGGATCCACCAGCTTGGACAGTTCCCCCACGGCCAGGCGGTTGCCCGCCTCTCCGGTCATGGTACAGGCCGCCGACACGTCCACCGACATGGCCCCCGCCGGGATCTCCATATATTGCGTGGTTGCGAAATACACGGACCAGTCCGGCACCGCCGCCCTGGTGCCCACCGGGATCCCCGTGGCCGCCTCCCGCTCCGCCGAAAGAGTAAAGCGCAGGGTGGTGGTGGCCGCCGCCGCCGGTTCCCGTGTCAGCCCCTTAAAGGCCGCCAGGTGGTCCAGGAATTTGGAATAGCTGTATTTCAAAAGGTTCTGCTTGCCCGCTCGGTCAATGTACTGCAGGGCGTGGTAGATTTGCGCCGCCGCTGCGTATAACTCCATACGGTGGGGGCTGGCCCGGTCCAGGGTCAGCGGGCGCCCGGTGGCCTGGGACATAAATGCCTCATAGTCCGCCACCATTTCCCCGCGTATATCCTCCACCGTTGCCCCGTCAATGAAACTAACGTCCGGCAGGTTCTTCACCACCGAAATTTCAGGCACGGGTGATCACCACCTTTGGCTTGATGTGCCCTTGTTCTCCATAATTCCATGTAACTTCATAGACCCGCACCCACGGAATGAACTGCGGGACCTTTTTTGTTACCTCCGCCGTGTATAGGCTTTTTACCACCTCCGGGGGCTTGTCCACATAGTTCTGTTGGATCCCAAACTCCCGATCCAGCGGCATGGTGCCCACCTGGGTGGACAGCAGCAGGGCCAGCTGCCGGTCCAGTTCCTCCAGGGCGTTGTCCTGGAACGTGTATTCCAGTTTGAAGTCGTACAGTTGCAAGTTGGTCCCGTGTGTCATGTGTATTCCTCCAGGGTAATGGTCAGGTTTGCCTTGGCCAGTTCGCCGTGGGCGTACATATCGCCCCATGTTTCACTGGAGGAGGCCAGACAAAACGGGTGGCGGCCCACTGGCCTGCCCTTTATGATCAAATATTCCGCGTCGCCGCTCTCCACCATGCGCTCCACCAGTTCCAGCATTTTGCGGGGCTTGACGCCCAGGGCGGCGGACAGGGTAATGGGCAGGTTGATCTTCTGGTTGCCCGCCCCCAAAAATTCCTTTTTGGGTTTTACGCCCATGACCTCATGCTCCACCCACCGCCCGGAAACCTCGCGGGTCATGCCCTTAAAGGTCAAAACGGCGCTGTCGCTCACCTGAAAGACGATCCCGCCCAGCGATCCAATGGCCACAGCTTACCCCCCTATCCTCACATTGTCGCTGCCGTCCTTGACCGTCCCGCCGATGGAAACGGCGTCCCCGGTCCTGGCGGCTGGTTTTCCGTTTATAAATACCGTGGCACTCCCGGCGGCGATCACGTCCTGGTGGCCGGGGTGGGCGACACAGCCGTGGGTGGAATAGTGATCCCCCACCCGCCCGGCGCCCCGTTTGTTTACGTTCACGTCCGGGCTATACTCCACCAGGGGGACAGGGGGGCAGGCGTCGTGTCCGGTGCATTGGTCCCCTTTTCGCGTTGCCGCCGGCATGGCCTCCGCCTCCTCTCCTTTAGTTCAGGTCAATGGTTTTCCCGTTGATGGTGATGGCGCCGCCCGCCGTAATGTTCAGGGTCCCGTCACAGTGGATCGTCAGGTCCTTGGCCTTGCCGTCATAGCGGACCATGGCCACGCCTGGGGCGCGGTCCATGTCCAGGCGGTACAGCTTTTCCGCCCCCTCCGGCGGTTTTGTTTTCCCGCTCCAGGGGCGGCCCAGGACCACCCCGGCCTCGCTGCCATTGGACAGATGGAGGACCAAAACCTGATCCCCCACCTCCGGCATACTGTAAACCCCGGAAAAAACCGTGGACAGAATGGGGATCATGCGGGTCACGTCGTCGTCTTTTTCGTGGTACACCACCCGCACCATGCCGGCGGGGTGGTCCACGGCTGAAACCTTGCCCAGCCGGATCTCGTTTCCCATGTGCGCCTCCTCTCCTCATTCCACCAGGGACAGGTCCAGGTCCATGGTGTAGCCGCTGCCGCCGATGTGGTGGGTGATCTGGTCAATGTAATATTTCCCGGACAGTTTCCCCAGGCCCACCATGGCCACGCATTGGGAGGCCACCAGGGAGGCAGTGCCCATGATGGTCACGGACATTTTGCTGGCGCCATGGTTGGCGTTGGCCACCGCCGCCTTGATCTTGCGCTCCGCGTCGGCTTTGTTGTCCGCCTTGCCGGAAACTTTCAGGATCCGGGGACCCTCTCCCACGTTGACCTTTATTTCCTCCTCGGTGCCGGGGTCCGTGTATGTGTACTCCCCGCCGGTGTAGGTGCCGGCCAGTTTCCGGTCCCAGTTCCAGGACTGGATCATGTCCGGGGTGATGGTGGCCGCCGGCCCTTTGGCCTTGTATGCCTCCCGGTCAAAAACCACGATTTTTTTAGAATAGACTTTCATGGCCAGGCCGTAGGTGCTGCACAGTTCCATGTAAAAATCGCAGTCTGTCCGCTCGGATTGCTCTATGGTCTTGATCTGAATGGGGCCGCCCTCCACGTCATAGGACAGGGACACGCCCGCCCGGCCCGCGATCTCCTTTCCGATCTCCTCCACGGTGACATTTTCCCAGGTTTTGCTCCGCTCGGTTTCCCGGAAAGAACTGTCCGCTGGGACGGACACGCCGGAAATGGTGCCCGCTATGGGCCAGCCGGAAAAATTGAAGTTGTCCAGCACAAAGGACCCGCAGGGCAGGATCCGGGTGTCACCCGGTCCGGCCCAGTCCATGGCCTTGATGGTGGCCGCCAGGGTGTCCCCGGTTTCAGGAAACCACGGGCCGATCCACGTCCCGCCCCGGTCATGGATCGAAACGTCTATACTGTCCGCCTCTCCGCTGGCCGGGTCTGTATAGGTCACGTCTTTTTGGTAGCCGCTCATTTTACCGGCCACGGCTGCGCCGTTCCAGGTCAGATCCACATACGCCCGCCGTGTCCTCATGCCTCGGTCCTCCATATCGGCATATTATCCGCCAGACTGTCCGCCGGCGGGTCCGGTGTCTGGAGGACCACCCCGGCCTGAAACCGGAACGTGTCCAGGTTGGGGTGGTTGTTCTCCATCAGCCAGCCGGTATATTTCACGCTGCCATAAACCCGGTGGGCGATAGCGTCCCAGGCGTCCCCCTGCCGGGTGGTATATGTGCCTGCCATGGTCCGCTCCTCCTTTACCGTGTGGACGCGCTCAAATTCTTGCGGCGCTCCTCCGCTTTCAGTTGGTTATACAGGCGCTTGAACTCCGCAAAACTCACTTTCCCGGCCTCCACGGCCTCCTCTTTGGTAACTCCCCCGTAGAAGTTGAACACGGGGGCAAAGGTGATCGTGTCCACGCCGCCGCCCGGCGGGTTTTGTCCGCCTGCCGGGGGCGTGTTTTCGTTTGCTCCGGGGCGCTGCGGATCCGGTGGTTCCCATGCACCGCTGCCGCCCTGACCCGGCCCATGCGGGTCCGGTTTGTTGTTCCTGGTCCAGTCGTCCAGCATTTTGGCCAGCTGGGCCAGGGGCGCCTCCTCCGGTCCGTCCTCCCGGTTCCCCAGGTCCGGGATCTCCGGCGCATTGGCCACGCTCTGGAGCATGGCGGCCAGTTTGGACAGCGGCAGGATTGCCTCCGCCTCTCCGCCCTCGCCCGCCTCCAGGATGGTGGGGGCGGTCACAATGCCGCCGGTGGCCAGCTGCGGAATAGTCGGAATATTAAAGCCCAGGGTTGTCCCACCCACGCCCGGCACCCAGTCCGGGATCGTGACAGATATGCCGTTGATCTTCTCCAGCACAAAATTGATGGCAGAAATGACCCCGTTAATGGGGGCTTTTGCCAGATTGACGATCATGCCGAACAGGTTTCCGAAAATATCCACAATGTTCTGCCACGCGGCGGACCAGTTGCCGGAAAATACATTCTGGACAAAATCAATAATTCCGCTGAAAATTGCCTTTATGTTCTCAATGGCGGCGGAAATACTGGCGGCCCAGCCGGAAAAGAGGGCGCCCAGGAACGGGAATTTTTCAGACAGGAACGCGGCCACGGAATTGATGGCGGCCTGCACTCCGCTGGCCAGCATATTCATGGGCGCCAGCGCCTTGGCCACCACGGTGCTGAAAATTGCGCCGAAGATGTTGGCTACATTCTGCCAGGCGGCGGACCAGTTGCCGGAAAATACATTCTGAACAAACTGGATCGCGTTCTGGAGGATCACCTGGATATTGGACCACACTTTTTGAACGGTGGACCACAGGGACCCCAGGACCGCTCCCAGCACCGGGAAACGGTTGGAAATAGCGGCGATCCCTTTTGCCGCCAGACTATCCAGACGGCTCCAGATAGCAGATCCGATTTCCAAAACGCCGGACAAAATCGCCGGTACAATTTCGATTATGGCTTTCAGTCCTGCTGCCACCGTGTTTCCCAGTCCGGCGATCACATTCCAGACGATGGACTTTATGCCCTGCCACGCTTTATCCCAGTCACCAGAAAACACGCCGCCTATAAAATCTGTGATCCCGGTGAAAATCCCCATGATATTTTTTACCACAGGGGCCAGCAGTTCCACCGCCCGCTCCAAACCGCTTAAAAGCGCGGTGCCCAGTTTTTCCAGCAGCGGCCCCGCAAACGCCCACACGCTCCTGGCCAGTTCCGCTATTGATCCGCCCAGGGTTTGCAGCTGGCCCCACAGGACCATGACGGTTTCCCGGAATTTCTCGCTTTTGTTCCACAGCAGGACGAAACCCGCCGCCACCGCCGCGATCACTCCGGCAATTATGGCCAGCTTTACGCCGCCTATGCCCAATACCGCATTTAGTATTTTCCCTCCGCCGGACGCCGCTTTGAATATGGTGGACAGGTTTTTCACCGCTCCCACAGCGGCGGTGGCCACCTGCAGCGCCTTAAAGGCCCCCACAGCCGTTATTGCCGCACTTGCAACGGCCAGTATTGCCGTTTTATTCTCACCGATCCATTTCACGGCCTTTTCCGCTGTTGGTATGATTGTGCTTTCTACATAGTCCCCGGCGGCCTCCAGTGCGTTTTGCACTTTTGGCAGGGCGGTCTCCGCCAGATTGTTGACATACGGCAGTATGTTGGTCCCGATCTGTGTCAGAAAATTTTGGCCCAGGTTTTTGACTGTTTGGATCGTATATTTCAAGGTGTTTGTCTGTCTCAGAAAAGCCGTATCTGCCGCCCCGGCGGCCTCATACATTTCCGCTGTTTTGCTGGCCAGTTGTTCCGATAAATCCCCAGTTAGTCCCAGCGCAAGGTTTAATGCCTCGGTGCTTGAAAACATTGCTGCCATTGCACTGGAATCTTTGTTTACTGAATTTGCTAATGCGTCAAGTGTTCCTTGGAATCCCAAATCTGCAATTGCGGCTTGCCCGCTTGTGTACCCTAACTGTTCAAGTGCTTTTTGCATGGCCGTGGTTGGTTTTAATAAATTGGAATATACGGCCTTTAGCTGTGTTGCTACCTCGCTTGTTTTTCCTGTAACTCCTGTCGCAGTTGCGAATACTCCAAACAGTTCTTCCTGCTTTACACCTAATGTATTTGAGGCATTTGTTACTTGCATAACACTTGCGGCCAGTTCCGGGAAAGAGGTTTGCCCCAGCCGCACGGTGGCAAAAGACAGGTCCGCCGCCTTTTGGACGGCTGCCGCCGATGTATCACCATAGCCCTTTGTCACGGCGGACAGCAGGTTAATACTGTCCGCCGTGGTAGCGTTTCCGGCTGCCGCCGATTTTGCGGCGGTTTCCAGAATGCTGGCCGCGTCTGCGCTGTCACCAAATGCGGAAATGACCTGATACATTCCGTCGGTCAGGTTGTCAGTGACCACCCCGGTTTTGTTGGAAATTTCCAGGACTTGATCCCCGATCTCCGCTGTTCTGGCGGCCACCTCCGCCTCGGTCCCGGTCAGCAGGGTGGAGATATTGGCAAGTTGGGTCTGGTATTCCGCCGCTGCATTAACGGCGGCGGCTCCCATGGTGGCAGTTGCTCCCACGATAGCGGCGGACGCGCCTGCCACCACTTTGCCGGCGGTTTTTGCCGCATTTCCCACCGTTTCCAGGTTTTGCGCTGCCGCCGCACAGGCTTTTTTCAGGGAACTGTCCAATTTGCCGTTGATCTTTATGGCCAGTTCATAAACTTTACTTTTTGCCATTGCGGCGTTTCGCCTCCTCCCAAATGGCTTTGACCGTTTCCGCATATTCGTTCAGGTCGTCCACCTGCAGGGATAGGAAAAACTCCTGGCTGCTATGTAACTGTAGGGACAGGGCCACACAGCCCTTGCGGATCGCCTCCGGGGTTAGTCCTCCCCATCCCCGCCGTACAAAAAACCCGTTACCATGGTTTTCAGCTTGATGGCCTCCCTGGCCGGCAGTTTCTCGAAGAACTCCAGGGGAAGCTTGGCCACCCGCTGGGCCAGGCAGGTGCAGAACGTCAGGGACATTTCCTGCAAGGCCGGGTTCATGCCGGGGTTTTTCTTGGCCGCAATCTTGCCCACGTTCTCCAGCACCCCCGCCGTCACGTCCTCCAGGCCGGACAGGTCCACCTCGGTGTACTCCATCCCGCCGAACTTGTACGGCTTGGCAAACCGCAGCACCAGATCCTCCGGCTCAGCGGCCTCTCCGTCCTCGGCCTCGGCCCGCGCCTCCAGGGCCTCCATTTCCTCCCGCTCGGTGGCGGCAGTCTCCAGCTTGTTCTTTTCCATGTCGGTTTCTCCTTTTCGTTTTTATCCGCCGCCGGCGGGTCAGCACATTTCCTTGATCTTGGCCAGAACGTCCACGCCCCGGATCTTGAAAACCTCGTTGATCTTGTCCAGTTCCACCATGGGCTTGTCCTCCAGTTCGATCAGGATATAGAGGATCGTCAGCTTTACGCTGGTTTCCATTCCGTTGCCGGCCTTGACCTTGCCGGGATCAAACCCCACCATGCGGCCACGGACCACCACGCGCATGGGGCGGAACTCAATGTCCCCATTGGAATCCGTGGTCTGCTGGGCGCCCCGCAGCTCCAACTGGACCGCCTTGGTCTGGTCCAGCATATCCACGGCCTCCTCGTCCATTACCCGGAACGGGATCTCCTGCTCCATGTTGGAGAAATAGCCCACGGTGGGATCGTCGAACTCGCCCAGGACGCCCGCGCCGCTCACCGTTTCGCTGGACGCCTCGAAACTGGGAAGGGTGACTTCATCCCCCATGCCCAGCAGGCGGTTTCCGGCGTTGTAGACGTTGTATTTATTGATCTTGGTCGGAATAGTTTTCATGTGTACCTCCCATTTACGCGGTCAGGGCCGCCGTCAGGGCGTCCACGTCATACTCCCGGATATTCTCGATGTACTCCGCCGGGATATAGGGCGCCAGGAACGTGTGGACGGTCAGGTGGCCGTTCAGCAGATTTGTGGCCGGGTTCTCGCTCTCCAGGAACTCCAGCCGGTAGCCGGCGCAGTAGTCGCGTTTCACATAGCCGTTGCCCACAATGTTCTGGCTGTCCACGATGGACCGGATCAGCCGCTTGTTGCCCGGCTTGTCCACTTTCTGGAAATATGTGCGGATAAAATTGTTTCCGTCCCAGTCGAAGAAACGCCGCACAGCAAACCACATATCTTTGGGATCCGTGGTGGAGGGATAGGCCGCCGTCTTGTTCCCCCAGGACTTGAAACCGTTCATATTGATAGCGGTGGTGATCCCGTTGGCGTTCAGCATATCGTTGGCCTGCTGCTGATCCAGGACCACCTCGGTGCCGTCCGCCAGCACCGTTGCGGTGATCCGCAGGTCCTTATTGGACGGGCTTTCATAGGGCACGTCGGCATTGGTGGCGTCCGTGTAGGCGGTCAGGGCGCCGAACATGGCGGAATAGTGGTAAATCTTATCCCCCACCGCCACCATGGGCCACAGGGCCATGGCGTGGTTGGAACTGGCCCCCATTTTCTCCTTGGCCACCTTGGCGTCCGTGTAGATGGCGGCCCCGTTCTCCCCGTCCGTGGGAATATCCAGCAGGCAGTTGCAGACGAAAACGCCGTTGATAGCCTCGGTTTTCGCCTGGAGCGCCGCCGCCACCACCGCGTCCTCACTCCAGCCGGGGGCCAGCAGCAGGCCCGGCACCATGCCCAGTTTGGGGTAGATGTGGCGGATCAGCTCCATGCCCGTTTCCTGGCCCGTCAGGGCGTCCACGCCGCCCACCACGTCCGCACGGGTCACACCGGCGGGGTTCAGGCTCTTGGACGCCACGGACAGCGTGGCCGCCTCCTTTGCCGCCTGGGCCAGAATGGTGATCAACACGTTGCCGTCATTGTCGTGGGCGGCAATATAGTCACTTTCCGCCAGCAGGGCGGCGTCCCCGTTCTTGACCTCCAGGGTGTCCAGCAGGACATAGGGCTTTTTATAAACCACCTGGCCGTCCGCCACGGGGCAGTCCTCCGCCGCGTTCTCCTTGGTGTGGCTGGCCTTTTTCGGGTCCAGCACGTTCACCAGAATAATGGGCGCCACGTTGAACACGCGGAAACAGGCGTCAATGCTCTGGCACAGGGTAAAGTCCTTGAAATTGTCGGAATAGCCCACATTCTGCTGGCACTCCGCGAAAGAGTAGCACAGCATGGGCTTGTTTACCGCCGCCGCCGGATCCCTGGACAGGTGAATGGGGGCGGTGCCGAAAATCACCTGCAGGCCCGCGCTGCCCTGAATAGGGGCGGTCAGGCTTGTGTCGATCTCGCTGTTATATACGCCGTGAAAATACGCCATTTTGTTTTCCCTCCTTTAGCCTTTCCCCTGGGCCTTGCGGTACAGGGTATAGTAGCGCCCGGCCCCGGCGTGGAACTGGCGCCGGACCTCCGGCAGCTGCTCCAGGGGGACCACCAGGCCGCCCAGGACCGGGTTTTCCTTTGTGGCCTCCTCCAGCGCGGTGGGCACCCCGTTGGTGTAGGTCGTGAACTGTACGGCCACGCCGGGGATGGTGGGGCCGCAGTAGACCACCGGGCCAGCGGCCTGGGTGGTCTTTTTGGGGTCTTTGCTCATGTTTCTGGCACCTCCTTGAAGATGGCCGGCGCGGCCAGTTTCAGCGCCATGCCGGCAAAATAATAGGGGTGGGTGTCCTCCTCTTGTGTCACCCACTTTATGGGGTATTGCACCTCATACCGCCGGCCCACTATGCCGTTTTTGCCGTAGTGGGTCAGAATGGTGTTGACGATGTGGAGCGCGTCCCGGAAACCCTGGCGGCCCGGATCCGGGTCGCAGACGCACACCACCAGAATGATCTCCACCTGCTGGCGGGTGTCCTGGTCCGGCAGTTCCCCGCCCGGCACCCGGACGATCACATAAGGCTCCGGCACGTCCTCCGGCTCGGTTTCCTCCGTGGTCTGTCCCTCCGCCTGGTCCGCCTCCAGGTCCTCCTCCACGGGGTCCGGTTCAATGTCCGCCCCCGCTCGGATCGGCAGGTCCTGGGGATAGACCCGGATCCGCCGATCCACGCCGGCGGAATTTTTCAGGGTTTCCCCCTGGAAAAGCTGTTCCAAGTCCGCCACCACGGCGTCCTGCAAAAATTCTTGCGTCACCTGGTTGTGTCCTCCTCCTTTCGTTTTTCTCTCCATTCTGCTATACTGAATTTGGTGGCATGGCATTGTCGCTAAATTCGATACAGAAAGGAGGCGTAAACTATGGATCGCTGTCCTGCTTGTGGAACTCCATACAAGAGTTCCCGCTCTATGTTCTGCGCAAATTGTGGTGAACGTCGCCCCACAGTTGAGAGAAACACATGCACAAACCCCGGCTGTGATAACCATGACCGTCCTCTTGGTCAAGACGAACACTACTGCGATTTGTGCGGCTCACCCACCACCCTTGGTGAGTTGATTGACAGCATGACCTGATTTCCCCCGCTGCCTGTCCGCTGAAACTAACCAGCGGACAGGCCCTTTATTTTGTTTCGTCGATCAGTTTGGCGCCGCAGTTGTAGCAGAAAACCGCCTCCGGCCTATGCCATTGCTTTCCGCACTTGCACAAACAGTGTTTTGTCCGAATGATTTTTTCTGCTGTTTCCAGATAAAATCTGTGCGAACTTTGGGCCATAAAGTTGAGGGCTTTCCTTGCGGCGTCCTGCGTGTGGCACTTGGCTTTAATTTTGATCTCCACTTCTGTGCCGTCCTCGCTGCGGTAAATATTGCTGTGTTCGGTCATAAAATCCCGGTTCCTTTCTGCGGCCTCTTGACTTGTGACTTTTTGCCGCTTATAATAACTTTGTGGGAATAATCAGTATTACACTGAAATATCCAACATAACAAAGTAGAGGGGATTGCACTATGAAACGTACAAAAATGCTTTTTTCCGTTCTTTTCCTTGTTTCACTGTTGCTATTGTTGGCAAGTTGCGGCTGGGTCACTATTTCAGACGGCCCCAATGCCGAAACTTCTGGTTCCGAACAAAACCCGCCCGCTGAAAGTTCTGCGCCGGTTGCTCCTCCCGCACCTACCCCCGCAAACCCGCTCATGGAGACGGAACTACATATTGCCGATGTAATGAATGGTTTTGGCACTGAAAAAATCGGGGAATGGGGCTATGTCGAGATTTCAAAAACCGACATGGCCACCGTAACCGGCGAACAGCTTACAGAATTTTGTCAAAACAAATATGACGGCAAGGGTTTAAATTGGGTTGGTATCATTTTTGAGGACGGCACCGGCCTCCGCGTTGGCCCCGGATGGAAAGCGCAAATTGACTATGGCCAAATTGATGTTGAAACTGTCACGTTTTCCGATACTGTTGGAACTATCACACCAGAAACCTGGGAAAACGGCGAAACCCCGACAAGCTACAAATACACTTCCTATGAGGAAATGCACGAAATTCAAGCGGCCATTGAGGCGGCTATACCCGATGAATACAAAGGCACATTCTATTCCTGTGATGTCCTCTTGGAAACCGACGGAACATACAGCGTTCTTTTGTCCATCATGGTCAACGTAGTTCCTCCAGAAAGCACCGAAATAATCAAAACTTTGGAAGATACGATAAACAGCCTTGGCTATGATAATATTTCCTCTATTGATATTTCTGCTTACATGGAAACGCAATCCGGCCTTGAGCGCGTAGACAGCAATATGTGATTTATCCACACTTGCGGCCCTCCGGGGCCGCTTTTTTATGCCGCTTTTCTCTCCAGCGTCCGCTCTATCTGCCTCCGGATATGCTTTTGCAGAATAGCGTAATAGTCCATTTCCGCCTCCTCATAGCTTTTTCCATACAGGAGTGGGACTGCCGGTGACATCAACGGATATATTGGCAGTCTGTTTTCCCCCAGCCTCCTTACAATGGCGGTGTGCCCGCTGTCAAACGTGGTTTCAAACGCTTTCCGCCCACCTACTTCCAGCGCCGTCAGCTGGCTTTCGTTCAGCACTTTCAGCATGGCCGCCGTGGCTCCCTCGTTCTTGCGCGTCATGTAGGCCATAGCCTCCACCAGCGCCCCCTTAGAGATCAGCCGTGCCTCCAGGTCCTGGCCGCTGGCCTTTTCCGTGAACATACCGCCCCGCTTTTTTTCTTTCAGGATCCTGTCGTCCGTGATAGCATACCGTTTTCTGGCTTTCTTTCCCATTGTCCGCCGCATTTCATTGGCTGTTGCGTTCAGCGCGGACGCCAGCACGCTTGGGGCCTTTAATTGATCCGGTATACTGTCCAGCTGACGAATAATTTTTTGCAGCTCTGCGTCTGTGTCTATCTGCAAAATGTTTTGATTATCGCTCACGATTTTGGCACCCCCAATTCAATGGACAGGATCCCGGCCTCCTCTTTACAGTCCACAACCCTGTACTGCTGGCGGTCCAGCGTCAGGACGGCCCCGATGGCCGGGCGCGATCCGAAGTCTGGCCGGGCCACATAGATCAGGCGGCGGGATTTGTAAAGGCCGGTCTGCTGGACCCCTAACTTTCCCTTGTCCCGCTCCAGCAGTTCGTTTTCATCCACCAGCACCGCCATTTTTTTGCCGTTGACGGTGTGTGTGTCTGCAAACTCCAGGCGGTTCAAAAAGACGTTGGACACGTCCGCCGCTATGCACTCCTTAAAGCTGGGGGCGCCCATTACAGGGCACCCCCGTCATTCTCCTGGGGGTTGGCGGTGGCCTGGACCTCCGCCGCCGCGATCAGCTGCGCCCGCTCCTGCTGGTTCTTGGCCGCCGAAACGTCCACGCCCAGCTTTGCCGCCAGGTCCAGCAGGTCCTCCTTTTTCATGCGCTCCAGTTTCGCCGGGTTCATGTGCCCGGTCAGCATGGCGGGCGCTCCGCCGCCCTGGCCGTTTTCACCCTCTCCCGGCGCGTTCTGGCCGCCCTGGGCGTCGTTTTCACCGTCGCCGTGGTCCAGCCCCTCCCCGGCTCCTCCGCCGTTCTGGAGGCTCCCAGGGGCAAACATGGCGCGGATCTGTTCCTCCATGCTGGCCACGCCCACAAACTCCCCGGCGTCGTCCTCAATGGTCAAGCCCATGGCCCGGATGGCCTCCGCCGCCAGGTCGTTCACCTTGGATCGCCTGGCGGCCTCCCGGACAGCGGCGCGGGCCGCGTCCTCCATGTCCGCACCCGTCCACGCCGCGCTGTTGGCTTTCAGCCAGGCCGCCACCATTTTGGGATCCTTGGCGGGGATGGCCTCCCCGCGCTCATAGGTCCGGCCCATGTACTGGATCGGGCGCTGGGCAATCAGCTTTTTCATGCTCCAGCCCTCCGATCAGCCCAGCAGCTTGACCAGCACACTGGTGGCGATGGTGGCAGCGTCCGCCGCCGCATAGCCGGCGGGCGTGTTGTTCACCGTTTTTTTGGTGTCGCCCGCCCCCTCCTCCTTGGAGGCGGTGGCGGTGATCACGTCCGCGTCGGCGTCATAGTAGACGGCGGCCCCCTGCTTGATCTCCTCGGTGTTGGCCTTGGTCATGGCGAACACGCCCACAACATGGACGGCTCCCTGTTCGCCGGCGCGGATAGGCGCGGCGGCCACGCCGATCCGGGTGCCCAGGCTCACCACCGCGCCGTTTTCCACGTTCTCGGTGGGGAAGTAGTCCAGGGTTTCGCCTCTCTGGTAATAGTTCGCTTTCATGCTTTATTCCTCCTTACTGTTACAGGGCCACGCCGTTGTTGCGCAGGATCCCACGGAAGTCCGCCGCATTGATCCCCCAGTCCAGCCAAATGTCCCACAGATAGCCCAAATAGCCGGCCTTTTCGGACCGCCGGAAACTGGGCGCGGTGGTCCCGTTCAGATAGTCCACCTGTACGGACTTCACCAGCCTGGGATCGGACGCCATAAACCAGGGGCAGGCCGCGCCGGCGGCCAGAATATTCAGGACGGCCTCCTGTACCACCTTGATCTTGTTCTTATACTTGGTGTTCAGCACGTTGACGGTGTGGTTTCCGATCCCCTCCACGTCAATCTGTGCCGTGCCCAGGATCTGCTCCACTTTCATGCCGTAGCCCACAGGCACCACAATGGTGGCAGGCTCCACCATAATGCTTTCCCCAAACTGGTCCGTCTGCAGGCCCATCATCTCGATCATCTTCATCAGCACCGCAACGCTGGGGGCGCTGCCCGTGGTGATCAGGTTCTTGTGGGCCGCGTCGAACATGGGGGCGCCGTCAAAAATGGCGGGATTGTTGTAGATCAGTTCATACACCTGGCGGTTGATCTTCTGCTTGGCCTTGCGGGTGTACTGTTTCGGCATATTGGCCAGGAAACCAATGTCGTCATTGATAAACGCCTCGCGGGTCATGCTGAACTGGGTGGCGTAGGTGTCCAGCTTGCGGGTGGGCAGCAGGTCCGTCTGCAGGGTGCTGGCCTTGATCTCCCCGCCCTCGGTCACTTTCTGGAAGTCGCCGCCGCCCATGACGTACTCGTGATCCTTGCTGGCCTTAAAGTCCGGCAGGGTCCCCTTGCTGGTCCACTCCTCAAATGTGGCCGGCTGGAGGTCGTACTGCTGGACAATGGCCTTTTTGATGGCGTTATCCATGATGGCAGGGAAGTCCGCCGTGGAACTAAAGAACTGCCGCACCGCCGTGTCCCACAGGTCGGCACGGGACCGGCGCAAAAGTTCCGTAACGGTGCCCTCACCGCTGCGGGCCATGCACTCGATCAGCATATCCCGCATGGACATACCCCGCATATCCTCCGCGCCCTGGGCGGGCTTGTCCAGTTCCACGCCCGCCTGGATCAGCATGGCGTCCCTGGCGGCGTCCCGGAAATTGTCCATTCCGCTGTCCCTGGTGCCTACCACCACCGGGGTGCCGTGCTGGATCATGTAGTCCACGGCGGCGGCCCGCACCTTGTCCATGGTGTCGCCGTTGCGGATATGCTCCGCCGGGTCCATTCCGGTCTGTCGGCACAGGGCCAGAATGTCATTGATCCGCTGGCGCTCCTCCGCCACGGCCCGCTGTGCGCTCTCCTCGCTGGTGGC